GTTCTCGGCGATGGAATCTACCTCGTCAGGGTTGTATTGCGCAGCCTCAAGGCCGACCGCACCTGCAGCGACACCGGCGCTTAGGTTTTTCATGTTGCGCATAGACGGATCAAACTTGGCAAACCTTGAACGCAACACAGCGTCTTGGCTGCTTGGGCGTTCAGTCAGCATGATATGGCTGATGTTTCCAGCGTCTTCCACGTCGTTGACGTATGGAATGGATGTGTAACCTTCACGCGCCAGCCGATCACGGATAATCGGCGCGACAACGCGACGGTCCACGCCATGTTCGTCCGCCAATGCAGAAACGAGCATCTCCAAATCTATTTCAGACCAAGGCTTTCCGGTTGATGGATTGACGAATTGTTTTGATAAGTCAGCTTTTAGCGGAAGGGTGAAGCCCAAAGGTGAAGGGTCGCCGGTTGAATCCGTGTAACCCATGTACCGAGCATTTGCCGCCTCTTTTGTCCCAACATGTGGACCAAGCTGGCTCATGGATGATGTTGATTTGCTAGGGTCAAATGCTGTGAAATTATCTGGCGAACGCGACCAGTGATAAACATCAATCCAACCTTCACCAAATTTTTTAGCATCAGTTGCCGCAGCTGGCGAACCGCCTACTAACGATTCTACTAACGCAGTGGCGGCAGGCTTACCAAGTCGGCCAACTGCGGTCAGAGGTGCGACAACGCCGCCCACGCCGGACAGCATGTCGCCCAACGCAGCCACACGGTCCCAGCCCTTGGTCTCAGGGGCAAGCATGCGGCGCGATGCACCCATAGACTGCCCGATCGCCTCGACAGGGTTCAGCGCCTGATTGACGTTACCCAACCCCACCAACATCCTGTCAATCTCAGGAAAGCCCGTCAGCGAACCCGCGTCAGGCTCACGTCGCGCAGCCTCGGATGCCATCTTGCTGATAGGATACAACACGCCGTTGTCACGACGCTCATACAGGGTGTCGCCGATCTTGCGCAGGTTCTCGATGGCCATCTACGTTTCCTTCAACTCAAGCCAAGCCTCTTAGCCCCACATTATCACCAATGCCCACCGCAAACGACCCCTTTTTCAATTGCACAAAATCGCAAATAAAATTATACTCAGGTCAACATTTGTGAGCGGAGGGTAAAATGCCGGACGAAGACGACGACGAATATGACTTCCTCGACCCGATACGGGTATCCATCACGGCCTTGGCATACATGCTTTGGAAGAAGGAAGAGGATCTCCCGCCCCACATTGAAGAGGCCATCGACCAAGTCATGGCATTAGTCAACGCGGAGCGGGCCGGATAAATCACCGACCCCTCCAATTCTTCTCTAGCAGCCCGAGGGCATAATCAGTCGCGCCCTGCTTGCCTTCAGATGCAAGCAGGTCGCCATACGTTGAAGACTCGTCAACCCACCGGTTATCAATGTTTTGATAAAGTTGCGGGTTGCCCATGTACGACTTGATGTCCTTAGGCAAAGCGTAGGTCGGGCCACCAGGCTTAATCTTGGGCAGCGCAGTGTCGCGTGCGCCGATCCACCATGGCAGCTCGTAGCCAAGCGACATGTTCGTCGTCCCCTCGGCCATGGGCAGGTAAGCCCCATACGACGGATGTTCAGCCGATCGGACAATGCCTCTAGATGCATCAGGCTCGCTCATTCGATAGCCAACGCTCAGCGCATCTGAATTCACAAGGTCAGGGTTTGTTATGGCAAAGCGCACGGCGGAGACGTCAGGCATGCCAAAGCCCTTGAAGTCTGCTTGGTCGAAAGCCTTGACGATCTTTGCCTTTTGACCTCCCTTCAAAGAAGAAAGCCATATCGGGAACTCTTCGGACGCAACGCTGGGCACGCCTTCAAGGTTCGGGAACTTCTCGGCAATTAGCCTGTCAATCTTTGAAATTTCCCTAAGAGCCGGTGCCATGTTGCCGCCCATCTGCACTTTTGTAGCTGCCCCATAAGTTTGAGCCATGTGATCAGAAAAGTCGCCAGACCGTTCGCCCATCGGCATGTAGGCCAACAACGCTCTCAGGCCTTCTGGCATCTCTTGTAACGCATTTGCCTTTGCAGTCATGGCATTTGGCTCTGATGCCCACGCCCGCAGCTGATCCATGTATTCTGGGCCACCGAACGTGATCTTGGGATCACGCAAGATGATGTCGTTGATCTCCTCAATCGACCGGCGGTTTGACGTCCTGTCGCCCGTGGCAAAGTAAATGCGGTCATACAGCTTTTGAATTTCGGACGGCGAAACAATGGTGGGCCTTTCAAGCCCGCCCAAATCCGTTCCAGCCACAAAGAATTCGCTCGGTGCCGTCCCGTGCTTGGTTGAGGAAAACGGGCTGAACATTGCCGGATCCCGTGCGCGGCCCGCGTCTCCCATAGCCGGATCGAAGTAATCAGACCCGCTTATGATAAACCGCTCGCCTGGCTTGCGAACGATGTCAGCCCCGACGCCGATCGCATCTTGGGGCAAGCCACGCCCACGCATGAACTCAAGGTCACCCGATGCCAATGCCCGAGCGGTGCCGATCGCATCAGCATACATCACCGGCGCAATGTCTCGAGCTGCCTCGGCTCGTTCAACAATCGTGCGACCGATGTCTTTAGCGGTATCACCCATCGCCGTCGTAGCGGGTGAACCCCCAAGCAATGATTCCATCAAAGCTGCGGCAGCTGGTGTGCCAGCTCGGGCAGCGGTAGCCACGGGAGCAACCACACCCCCAACACCGGACAGCATGTCACCCAATGCAACAACACGGTCCATTGCCGGTGTGTCGGGGGCAAGCATTCGTTTTGACGCATCCATCGATTCTCCGATAGCCTCGACAGGATTGAACATTTGGTTCACGTTACCCAGGGCAACAATCATCCTGTCGATCTCAGGGAAGCCGGTGAGTGAACTTGTCTCAGGTTCACCACGCTCAGGCTTGGGGACTTCACCACCCCGATCATACTTCTGGGTCAACTCAGCAAGCCCACCCTCAGCAAACTTCTGCGGTTCAGCTTCACCGGCGCGGCGGAACCCCAACAAGCTTTCACGAGGATACGGAGAGATGGAAACCGCATCACCCTGATTGCCGCCAAGCACCAGGACGTTCCCCTGGTCGTCATACCCCTTGAAGAACCCAACGTGCCCGTAAGGCCCGCTTGGATCTCCGCGAGAGAACACGGCAACGTCGCCTTCTTGCGGCTGGTCTACCGATTGGCCCCAGTCCAAGAATGACCGAGCCATGTTCGACCCTGTGCCCTGCCCGCCAGTTTGTTGCAGCGTCGAGTTAACGAATGCCGCACACCAGGCAGTTGTCGCAGGGTCGAGGTTCGCGCCGCCGGTGGTCAGGTAGTCTTGGATCGCCGCGCGCTGGCCGGTCTCGCTAAGGCCCATCTGGCTCGCCGCCAAAGACAATGCATCAGCCGGTTTAACCCCAGCCTCCGCGCGGCCAGCGTGGCTCGCCATCGGCGCGCCCTCATACGACGTAAACAAATCAGCAAGGCTGCGTGTACTTGGAGCACTGCGGCGTGTAGCTGCCACAGGATCAAACTCGCTCCGGCGGCTCTCCTCGCCGCTCTGTTGAAGCGTCTGGATGAGGGAATTCAAAGCTCTCAGGTTCTCGAAGTCGGGCTTCTTGATGCCCTCGTACTTCTGGTCAAGTTCATCAAGCTGCAAGCTGTCCTTGTCTATCATTTCTTCCTCGCGGCGCGCATGTTGTCGACCATGTTCGGATAGGGACGCCCAGCCGCCTCGGCCATGCGCTTGGCCGCACCCTTCTTGGCAGGTGTCAACGGCTTGCTCTCACCGAGCGACTTGGGGCGCTTCTTGTCCCAGAGAGGTTTTTCTTTATGCGGCATAAGGGTTCACCTTGCGTTCGTTGCGTCGAGGTGCTTCGTCAACATCCCGCGCCTGTGGTAAGTCTAGCAACCCATCGTTTTTGAGGTAGATGATGGCCTGCGTAAACGTGTCAACGTAGTCGTCGTGATCAGCTACCGGAAACTTGGTCAGCTGCTTCATAAATGCGTTAGCCCAGCTCACATGCTGACCTGGTAGCTTCCTAGATTCAGGCACCCAGACCAGCCCCAACTCAAGTGTCGGTGAGGCCTGATGCGCGCGACTGATCTTGTCAGCGTTGCCAGGATTGTAACCTACGGCGGGCACTTTCGCCAAGCGCAAATCTTGCAACAGTGATTGGCCGCTTGCCTTGGCCTCGACCAACACGCGATCAGGCCGACGGGCACGGGCAAACGGCGACTTCTCGGTCATGCCGCCATACTCGGTGCCCCAATCCTTGATCGCCCGTTGACGCAGGTCAGGGTAGCTCAGGTGCTCGTCCCATGCGTCGATCAACATCAGCTGACGCGCACCCTCAAACGTGAACACGGCCCACACCGTGCAGGCGGTGGGGTCGCCCGTGGTCTTCTCAGTGAAGGCGCAGTCGTATGACTGCAGGATGTATTCGAACGGCGGCAGGCCCTTGTCGTGCGGCCAGAGGTTCACATACGACGTCTTGAGGATCCCGCCCGTCGTCGGCGTCGGATCTTGCTGCAATTGACCTGCCGTGCCGTATGCACCCAACAACTTCTTGAGGTCGGTGATTTCCTTCTCGCCGAACCGCTGCGGGCAGATCAGCTCGCCGACCGTCTTGCGCGGATCATACGGGCCGAGGATCGTCTTGCGCCTCTTGCCGTCCCATTCGGCTGGGATCATCAGGTGCTCCCAACCGCCGATGTCCTCGAGGATGTGGCCGCTGATGTCCTTCTCATGCAGGCGCTGCATGATCGTCACCATGGCGTCCTTCTTGGGATCATTCAGGCGCGTTGACCACACGATGTCAAACCATTCCAGAGCCGATTCCCGCATGACCTCAGACTGTGCGTCCTGCGCCGAATGCGGGTCATCCAACAGCAAGCGCGAGCCGCCCTCACCCGTTGCCGTGCCGCCAACCGACGTGGCAATGCGGTAGCCTGTCTTGTTGTTCTCGAACCGCTGCTTGGCGTTCTGGTCGCCGGACAGCGTGAACATATGCCCCCAACGCTCTTGATACCAAGGCGATTGTATCAACCGGCGCGTCTTCAAGTTGTCGCGGATCGAGAGCACGCTCGAATAGGACGCGCAGAGAAACTTCTCCTCGGGCTGCGTGAGCCATTCCCAAGCCGGATACATCACGCTGACGATCGTGGACTTGGAATGCCGAGGCGGGATGTTGATAAGCAGCTTGCGGATCTCTGACGTGGACAACGCCTCGAGGTGCTCGCATATCTCTTCGATGTGCCAGCTGGGGGCGAATTCAATGCCAGGCTCAACCACATGCCAAGACTGCTTTACGAATTCATAAAGCGAAGCCGATGCAGCCCTGCGGTCCTTCTCCTGCTTGATCAGGTCAAGCATAACTGCGGGCTGCATCAATGTCATTTCAGGTTCACTTGGCCTTCTTCACGAAGCGGCCAGATGCGTCTCGATCGGTCAAGGAATTGAGGCTGTCGGCCAACGTTCGGTTGTCTTCGCGCAGAACCTTGTTCTCTTCCTCGAGGGCGCAAATCTTGACCCAAGGCCAGATGGTTTTAACCAGAAACTGCATAGCGTTAATCCTTCTTAACAGCCTTCGCCATAAGCGAGTTCATGTTCTCAAGCTCTTCGTCGCTCAAGTTCTTTAGGTCAACCGCCGCAATCGCGATCGGCCCGCCGCCAGCCCCAGTGTGCTCTTGCGTCACCTTGTCGCCGTAGATCTTGGGAAGCATCTTGCTGAGCATCCACTTGCGTGTGTCGATCTGCACCCGCTTGTGCGCGATGACGTCGCTGTTGAGCGGCATCAGCACCTGCTTCAACATCGGTTTGCCCTCGGCGTTGAACACGGGCTTGCCGTCGGGGTCCAGCTCTTGGATCGTCACCCACTCATGCGTCTTGTCGCTCAACGCGATGATCTCATCAGCGAGCAGCATGTAGCCGATTTCTCGCGCGCGGGCGTACTCCTCGCCCACCGTCTCCGGCTCCTGCTTAACCCAATCTAAAAACGTGGAAACTGAAGGCATACCTTTTTCGGAGCAAATGCTTTCCAAAGACCGCCCGCCTTTAAGTTTATCGCAGACATATGCTGACACGGCGCTGCGATCATACTTTCGCGGCGATGCGGCATTGGCTTTCTGTGGTGCGTTTTTGTTCATCATATTTGGCATCATAGGCTCCAATGTGTGAAAAAATCAAGTGTTGCTCGGGTCATCGTTTGACGGCGAGGTATGCGAAGGTTCCGTCTTGGATTTTACGGCAGAAGAGCATGCAGAGTTTTCTTTCGTTTGCCTCTGCGGCATCACGTCGATGGACGCCACCGCAGTGTTGGCCGACGTGGTATATGAGGCGATCGCCTTTGTCTGCTTTGGCGAGTGTGTGGATAAATGTACCTTCGCGTTCTTTGGTTATGTTGATCATTTTGTTCATAGTTCGATGACCTCGTCTTCTATGCTGTCATTGGTTGGGGTTCTGATTGCGGTGATTTGAGCGCCTGGGAAGGTTTCTTTGACGAGGCGCACCAAAGCGTTCCTGTGGGCATCCAAAGCGATGGCCACTTCACGCATATTGAACATCAGCAACCCTTTGCGCTTGCGGTACGCTGCGGGCCACTGACGGCCATCCTCGATGATGCCATAGGTCACACCCTCAAACTCATATTCCCAGATCATGGGATCGGCTGGCTGGTGGCCAGATGCCGTCGCCTCTGCATCCATCATGGCCAGCCCACGAATGCACACCTCGGCCCAGCCAGCCACCTTGCCAGCGTCCTTTGTATCTTCGGCGGCATACAGGCCCGCCATCGCTTTGCCCCACTTAGCGAGCGTCTCCGGCCCTGTGAGCGACGGCAGAACACCGATGCCCCATTTTATATTCATCTGCTCCATAGCCCGTGTAAATCCGGCCAGCGCAACTTCGCACTTGATGTCATCAGCAGATGCCTGCGGATGGATCACGCGGTCGGTTTTCTTTTGGTATGTTGGGCGTCTCATGTTTTGCGCTCGTATTTGGCTTGCGATTCAGGAAATCTTCCATGATTTTGATGATACCCAAGCCTTAACTCTGCCTCTTTTCGTTTTGACTGAGCCTCTTGCTTGCTGGAAAACCATCCGATGTGGGTATCGCCAATTTGGGCGGACCATAACTTGTGCCTGTTTGAGTAACTTACACCCATAATTCCAGATGTGTTGTTTGACGACATCTGCCTGTTTTTCATGTTTTCGCGTCTATCAACCGACCTTAAATTACATATGCGGTTGTCATCTCTGACACCGTTCACATGATCAATGTCACTTTCTGGCCACATCCCAAAATGAATGGCCCAAGCTACCCTGTGTGCATAAAAGCCTGCCCCATTTATAGACCCCCTAATGTATTTGTTCTTTGCAATGGCTGTAAACGCATCCTTACCAGAGAAACATGCGTTCCATGCATTAGCCATATGCGATGGAGATCTGCCGGCGCGTGGGATGAATGTCCATTCTTCCCTTTTTTTCCATTTCAGCTTTCCAGTGTTTGCGTCATATTCAAGGATTTGACGCATCAAATGAATTGATGGTAGATCGTTTTTGTTCATGTCTGATCACCCCTATGATCGTTTATGGATAGGCCCAGAAGCGCAGCAACGCTCTGGGCCACTTGTATCATGACCAGATACAATTATCAATCATCTATAGCGGGCTGCGGGAACCGTCCTGCATTTTGGTATTTGCCTGAGTAGGCTGCGGGTTCGGCGATTTGGCTGAAGAGGATTTGAGCTATGCCTGATCCTGCCTTGATGTGGAGTGCTTGGTTGCCGTGGAAGACCAGCTCGAGGGTGAGGTGGCCCCGCCATCCTGGCTCTACCACTGTGTTGAAGACGCTCAGGCCGCGACGCGCCCAGGTTGACTTGTCGTGGACGACGCCGACGAGGTCGAAGGGCATGTCGAATTCTTCCATGGCCGACGCCAAGGTGAATTTGCCGAGTTTCCACTCGCGATTGACAAGGACGCCGTATGCGCCAAACACGATGTCTTCGGCGATCCTAATATCGTAACCTGCCAGCGACATCCCGTGGCTCACGCCATTTAATATATGTTTCTCGGTCAGCATATTTTTGATTGGCGCTGCTTTGATTAGGGCTTGTCCGTTGATGATCATGTTCTCGTTCCTCGTTTCGGGTTGCTCTCGTCTAACCGTCGTTGTCGTATGGACCATCGTGGGGGGCTTTCTTCGCATAAACTTCCTCACCTTCGTCCTCACCTCACTCCTCACCTCACATAACACATCCACTCACCTCCTCACCCTCAACCCCCCCTTTAGGGGGGGGAGGTGAGGAGGATGGGTGTGTTCCTCACCTCACCTCACCTTTTCCTCACCTGAAAACGCAAGGTGAGGAAGATTTTTCGGGTCAAACTTCATCGTGATTTATCCATTCTCCGACG